CTATGGAAGTAATTGTAGAAGGCAAGGTCAAAACTGTATATGCTGGTGATGATGCTGATCGTGTCATCATTGAGTATCATGATAAGGTGACAGCAGGCAACGGTGAGATGGTTGATCATCCTTTAGGAAAGGGATCCCTCTGCTGTAGTATTTCTGCTCTTATCTTTGAGAAACTTGCCAAAGAACATATCCCAACACATTATATTAATATGGTTGGTGCTAACAAGATGATCTGTAGGAAAGTAGACATCGTTCCACTGGAAGTTATTTGTAGGAACCGTGCTGCTGGATCTATTGTCCGTGAGACAACTCTCCAAGAAGGTTACTCACTACCACATCCTATTGTTGAGTTCTTCTTGAAGGATGATAACAAGCATGATCCTCTGTTGACAAGAGATCGTGTGCGTCTGATGGGATACGATCCAGAACCTTTTATTGACTTGACTCTACGTATCAATGACATTCTCCGTTCATTGTTCTACATCTTAGGTATTGATCTGGTTGATTTTAAAGTTGAGTATGGATACACTGCACATGGTGAGTTGCTACTTGCTGATGAGATCAGTCCCGATAGTATGAGATTGTGGAAGATTGGTGGTGATGAAAGATTCGATAAGGATCTATTCAGAAACGATGAAGGTGATATTGTCCCTGCTTATCGTGAGATCCTTGAGAGACTACAACCCCTTGCTATTCAATGAAACACGAAATCCCTGATGAGATTAAGAAGAATTGTTTTTCTTGTTTCACTAGCTTAAACCAGGCAGAGAGAGCAGTTGTCCTACTAGGTGATGAAGCATACCGTGAGTCACTAGACCTTGAAAACGATGACTCCCCCTGTTGGCAGATACCAAGTGGAGAACACTCAACTTTTGCTGGATGGAATCCTCAGTGTGTCCCTACCATGGACTACATTGTATGGAAACTAAAGAACCGTGAACAAATTATCAAAGGAGAAATTCACTAATGGACTACAAAACTGCTGGCGTTGATATTATTAAAGGTCGATCTTTCGTAGAGTATCTAAAGGTATTGGCACCTAAGATTGATGGTGGTTTCAGTGGAATGATGGAGGTCCCATCAGGATATGAGAAACCTGTGCTAGTATCTGGTGCTGATGGTGTCGGAACTAAAATTAATATCTGTAGGATTGCTGATGATTACACCACTATTGGTCAGGATCTCGTTGCTATGTGCGTCAATGACGTTATATGTTCTGGTGCTAAACCATTATATTTTTTAGATTATGTCTCTGCCAAAACACTTGATGCTAATGTGAGTGACATTGTGTATGGGATTAATGTTGGTTGTACAATGGCGGGGATGGAACTTATTGGTGGAGAAACAGCAGAGCATTTCAGGGCACATGATTATGACCTTGCTGGTTTCTGTACTGGTATTGTAGAGAAGAATCAGATTGTTGATGGTAGTAACATCCGAGCAGGTGATGTAGTCATAGGTATTGAGAGTAGTGGTCTTCATAGTAATGGATACACACTGGTCAATGATATGCTGTGGAGAAATTATATTTTCTATAAGGAGATGCCCGAGCTGTTGGTTCCAACTACCATCTATGCTCGTCTGATCCAGCACCTGTTGGATGAAGTTCCTATCCTAGGCATGGCACACATCACAGGTGGAGGACTGCCTGAGAACCTCCCACGATGCCTTCCAAAGGGTCTTACAGTTGACGTTGACTATTCTGCTTGGGAGAGACCAGAACTCTTTACCAAGATCCAGGAGGCAGGAGACATTGCTGAGGAAGAGATGCGTAATGTATTCAACTGTGGTATTGGATTCTGTTTAGTTGTGCCACCAGATGTAGCAGAACTAACTCAGACCTTGATTTCTGACACACCTTATGGTATGATGTCTTGGGTTATTGGAAAAGTACAATGAAGATTAAAGTTTATTCTACACCAGGGTGTTCTTATTGTAGTAAGTTAAAGCAACTCTTTGAACGTGCGAACATCACTGAATATGATGAGCAGTTGTGTAATAACGGAGATGAACTTCGTGTCGATTATCCCGAAGCAAGTTCTTTTCCTTATGTTATTATGGATGGAAAAGAAATTGGTGGTCTGGTAGAGACTGCTAAATTCTTATTGGAAAATGGATTAGTCTCTGCACCAAAAAAGTGAAAGATCTTAAAATAAATAAAGGCATAGAACTAATGCTTCGGGGGGCGAAGGCAGAAAAGGAAGAAGCGAAACCCCCATCAAAAGGTATCGCTATCACTAGGTTTTTTACCCTACTAAAGCGAAGAGTCTATTTCAACTTTGAACTTTTGTGGGACAGCAAGCAAATTTAAATTGGAGTTGAACCAATGACGCAAGCAACCATAGTTTATTTCTCAGCAACTGTTTCTTTTATATTTTTATGTGTAGGTGTGATTGCTGGGTGGACAGCAAACGAAAAACTCCATGAGTACATGTATCGTATGCAAGAAGATAACATCCACCCAGAAATGTTAGATGGAGACGGTCAATGGATCAACGAAGAACTTCTATCAGTTCGCTTTGTAGATGAAGAGGAACTTGAAGAAGAATAAATACACTTATGATATTAATTAGGTCATGCAATTATTACTGAATGAAGTGCTGCAAAAAATAAGCAACGCTAAGACTAAGGCACAAAAAATTAAACTTTTGGTGGAGCATAACTCTCCAGCACTCAGGCAAATTCTAATTGCCAACTTTGATGAGAGCATTATTTCTATGCTTCCGGAAGGTGAAGTTCCCTATGAAAAGAATGAAGCACCAGAAGATACAGAGCATACGAAACTAGTTCATGAGTATCGTAAACTCTATCTCTTCTTTAAAGGTGGAGCGAATGTATCTCAAAGTCGTCGTGAAACCTTGTTCATTCAACTCCTCGAAGGTCTTCATCATGGAGAAGCAGAGGTATTATGTTTGATGAAGGACAAGAAACTAGGCAAACGTTGGAAGATTACTAAGCAGTGTGTTGAAGAAGCATATCCCCAGATTCAATGGGGAGGTCGCTCTTGAATTTACTTCATGAAAATTGTGATCCTGAATTAGCAAAAGATACATCACTACCATGTACCGCTTACATTATTGAGTATAGTGTTGAAGGTGGTGTTCAACATGACATTGTTATATCTGCCAAGCAATCAGAGATATTTGATCATTATTGGGACAAGTATCATAGTGTGATTAGTATGAAACAAACAGAGGGTAGAGCTAATCCTAAACTCTGGCAAAATCCTAACAAGAAAAGCAAATGAGTGCAAATCAAACTGGTAACTGGTGTATTTTCTATCGTAAATTATCTGAACCTACTGTCTGGCATACGATGAAGACATGGAGGAAGGATGGTGTTCTTATGTCTGCTAAAACTTATGACGATGTGTATAAATTTGGTAGATTTAAAGAAGCATTTGACTTTGCTAAGAATTTAATCACTGGTGCTGGAACAGTTCCTATCTATGACGCACAGGTCAAGAGAGTCTGTCATGCGAGAGGAGATGCATTTTATCTATCTGGAACTTGACTTGCGATCATAAATAAAGTATGGTATAATTACCATACGTTCATCCCCCGCAAGGAGGACGCAAGTAAGTCGCGGAACGGAGCCGTTCATCCCATGTTAGAACTATTATTCTATTCATCACTCACCTGCCAACAAGCTGATACAATCATGCTTAAGATGAAAGCAAATGAGAATATCTCAAATGCTTTTAAGGTAGAGTTGATAGAGACCGTAAAGGAATCTACCCCTGAGTGTTTCTGGGACGCACACGACTGAAGGAACGGGGATTAAAAACCCTAACTTCAGGAGACTGACAAATGAACACACTAAACATCATCAGAAAGCAGATCAACAAAGCATCTGCTCTTCACGACGCACAGATTAATCACACCTCATATCGTGGTGTTGAGTATACTACACGTTGTGTCGAATTAAAGGAACCCCACGGCACATTCTGTTATCGTGGTCGTACCTACAGTAAGTGAGTTACTTGTAAACTTGTAAAAGAAGGGTTAACGCCCTTCTTTTTTTGTGCCTATTTATTTTTAAGCATATTTACGGATGCTAAAATGTTAGGAAACCCTTATAATTAGTTATAGAAATGGGGACTAGTGATGTAAGAAATAAATCTTAGTTATGATTTAGTTTTATTCTATACCAAGGAGGTTTATCATGCATAATTTAATACCATTCAATCAACTACATGAGTGGAGAAATTTTGAATCATCCGTAAAACAATCACAAGAGGAACTAGAAACAATTAATGAATACTATGAATGCTTAATCGAATGTCGAGAAGGTCAGTCATTATGTAAACGTATTTGTAGGAGAATCTTAGCATAACATCATCACGAGGGGTTGCGACCCCTCTTTTTTTGTGCTATGATGTGTTGATATTACCCATAAATATATGGACATAGAGTCTGACTGGAGATACAGTGACGAACGTATGAGTCTTCGCGCAGATGTGTTTATTAAATTGAAACACTACTTGAAATTAAAAACAGGAAAGCATCTGTACGAATTCTGTCACCACTGGGTATCCCAAGGCAATAAATCAACAGAGG